TTCCTGCGAAACTAAAATCCTAGTTCACGGTTGATCATTCCAGCAATCAAATTCATTCGTAATCCAAACCGTTTGCGTCGATTTCGATAGGTTGTTGAAAATATTTTAAACGTTTTTACTTTGGCAAAAATATTCTCAACCTTGATTCTCTCTTTGGATAGCGTATGGTTATAGGTTTTATCTTCAAGAGTTAGTGGCTTAAGTTTGCTTGATTTCCTCGGAGTTTGCGCTTGTGAATACATCTTCATGATCCCTTGATAACCACTGTCTGCCAAGATTTTAGCAGCTTGTCCGATGTTTCTGCGACTCATTTTGAACAACTTCATATCGTGGCAATAGTTCACTGCAATATCCAAAGAAACAATTCTCCCTTGGCTTGTGACAATCGCCTGAGCCTTCATAGCATGACATTTCTTTTTACCAGAATAATTCGCTAGTTGATTTTTTTAGGACGATTGATTTTTACCTCTGTTGCATCCACAATCACCGTATCCTCAGCACTAAGATGAGTTTTTGAAATCGTAAAACCACTTTGAATAAGAGTTGATTCAACCCATTGACTTCGACGGATTAAGTTGCTTTCGTGAATGCCAAAATCAGCCGCAATTTGTTCATAAGTGCGGTATTCTCGCATGTATTGAAGAGTAGCCATGAGGAGATCTTCTAAGCTTAACTTAGGGGTTCGGCCACCTTTTGCGTGTTTACGTTGATAAGCTGTTTTTAACACAGCTAACATCTCTTCAAAAGTAGTGCGCTGAACACCAACAAGGCGCTTAAATCGTACATCAGTTAATTGTTTGCTTGCTTCATAATTCATAGAACTATTGTACCATATTTTGTTTCGCAGGAAGTCTATTTATTTTAATTTTGTATAGGAGGAAATATGGTCACAAGTTCACCGATTTATGGGAAAGATAATATTTTGATGTTCCGTGTGCTTGGAGATAAGGCAGCTGCGGCTAAATTGTCTTTTCAGACAGAACATAAATGGAAATATAGTAGAAAAACAGATGCTAAAATCACAAAAGATGGTGCTATCAATTCTGACAAAGGGCTTGAGGTAACTTTGGAAATCAAAGGCGTGGCAAGTCGTGATGAATTGAATACGACACTAAAGAATGCTGTTTTAGAAGGTAAACAAATTGAAGTTTGGGATATTGACTTGAATAGCAATAACGATTCAGACGGGAAATATGATGCAGAATATGCTATTGGGCGATTGGGATCTTGGGAAGTCCCTTCCAATGTTGAGGAATTTTCTGAAATTTCCACAGAAATGGCTATCGATGGCAAACCAGTTAAAGGTAAAGCCACTCTTACAAAAGAACAGATTAAAGCTATTCAATATGTATTTAAAGATGTAACAAAAATTGATGAATCTTCCGTTTCTAGTCCGGGTTCTGTTCATAGCAGATAACATAGATTCTAAATAGCAAAATAACACTAGGGCTTTTAGCCCTTTTTATTTTTTAAGGAGCAAAAACAAAAAATGAAAGAAATTACAATTTCAGGAAAAAATTACCCATTAAACTTTGGCTTTGACTTTATTCGAGAAATGGATAAGCGCTTTTTTGTTGATAACAATGGCTTTAAGTTTGGTACAGGAGTTCAAACTGCAGTTATGCAGCTAGCTGCAAAAAATCCGCTTATTTTAGAAGATATTATTTTATCAGCTACACACACAGAATACTCAATCCCTAAAAAAGAAGATATTGAAAAGTGGGCTATAGAACAAGCAGAAAATGGAAAACTGGGAGAAGTTTTAGATGATTTTTTAACGATCTTGAAGAAAGCACCTCTTTTGAAAACACAAGTAAGCCCAATCTTAAAAGCTTTAGAGGAGGGTTAAATCAAAAAGATATAACAAGTTCTTCTCTTGAAACCTACAACGAGATTATTAGCAACATTTTTGGGTTGTTGGATGTGAAAGACTTTAATGTTGCTCGTCGTATGACAGTAAAAGAATACAATTTAAGGATTAAAGGTTATCTTTTAAAACGTTTAGAATCTGAAAGAGATATTTACTTAAGTGCTTTTGTTAATCGCAACGTTAAAGCTGCCAATTCTAAAGGCGAATATGTTTACCGTGAATTTGAAGAGTTTTACGATTATGAGAAACGGAAAAAGCAAGTATTGTCAGCATCGGTTGATAATACCATAAATCCTAAAATCATTGACAGAGCTAATAGAGTTAAGGAATTAAGAGAGAGAGGAGGTTTAAATGTCTAGTAGAGCATACACAGTACAAGCGATTTTAAAAGCAACAGATACTAATTTTACAAGCACTATGAACAAAGTTCAATCTGCTGCACAAGCTACTATTGATAAAATAAAATCAATAAAAGATAGCAACATATCTACGCTTGGGAAAATCGGCGAATATACGACTATGGTAGGTCAAGGGATGCAAAGTGTTGGGCGTAGCCTTTCAAAATACGTCACACTTCCAATAGTTGGGTTAGGAGTCGCTGCTGCAAAAACATTTGGAGATTTTGAATCTCAAATGAACAGAGTAAAAGCAATCTCTGGAGCTACCGGGGCAGATTTTGAAAAGTTAAGAAAACAAGCTATTGATCTTGGGGCATCGTCTGTTTTTAGTGCTAAGGAAGTTGCACAAGGTCAAGAAATGATGGCATCAGCAGGATTTAACGCAAATCAAATCTTAGCAGCTTCACCCGGAGTAATGTCTTTGGCTGCAGCATCTGGTGGAGATCTAGCTCTTGCCTCAGAAGCGGCAGCGACTGCGGTAAATATGTTTAGCTTGAACGCAAGTGAAGCCACTCATGTAGCCGATGTGTTCGCAAAAGCTGCAGCAGATACAAACTCAGAGGTTGCAGACATGGCGGAAGCGTTAAAATACGCAGGACCAGTTGCAGGAGCTATGGGAATTTCTATGGAAGAAACCGCAGCAGCAATAGGTATTATGTCAAACGCTGGTATAAAAGGCTCTCAAGCTGGTACAACTCTTAGAACAGCTATCACCAGATTAGCAAAACCGACAGACCAAATGCAAGCTGTTATTGATGGTCTCGGATTGTCTTTTTTTGATACGAATGGGAAGATGCGGTCTTTGACAGAGATAACAGGACAACTAAGAGAGAAAATGTCTGGATTGACAGATCAACAAAAATCTGCAGCTTTATCAATTTTATTTGGTAAAGAGTCTCTGTCAGGGATGCTTGCTTTAATTAACGCTACTCCAGGCGAGTTGTCTAAATTAACCGAAGGGTTGAAAAATTCAAAAGGTGCTGCTGACAAAATGGCAAACACTATGAATAGCGGTCTTAAAGGAGCAATTGAACAGCTCAAAGGTTCTTTAGAAACAGCCGGCATTACAATCGGTGGTATATTAAATCCATTGTTGCAAGGAGTTATTGGTAAAATCCAAGCAGTCATAGATTGGTTCAATAAGTTATCTCCTGCTGGGCAAAAGCTGGCAGTTATTATTGGAGGTATTGGCGCAGCTCTTGGGCCTCTTTTGGTCATTTTTGGAACAGTAATTATTTTTATTGGTCAAGTAACTGCTTCTTTAGAAGGAGTTTCTACAGCGTTCACGGCAATAGCAGGAATCTTTTCAATAATTTCAGGACCTGTAATTTTAGTTGTTGCAGCAATCGGAGCATTTATAGCTGCACTTGTAGTCGCTTGGAATACATCTGAGACATTTAGAAATACAATTATTTCTGGTTGGAAATCAATGGTTGATGCAGTCACCCCGCTAATCGAAACGTTGAAACAACTAATATTATCAATTTTCACTTTCATACAGGCTAACAGCGCTACTTTTATTGGCGGTTTAAAGTTAGCTTGGAGTGCGCTTGTTGAAGCTCTAAGTGGTTTGTTTCTGGTTATAACAGGCGTGGTACAAGTTGGCATGTCTGTCATCAACACAACTATAAAAGTGATATTAGCAATTATAAATGGTGATTGGAATGCAGCGTGGACTGCTATCAAATCTGGAGTAGGAGCAATTTGGGAAGGTATAAAAAACATAATAATTGGGGGTCTGACGTTTTTAGCTAGTTTATTTGTAAGTATGCTGGGTGTTTTCGTATCAGTTTTTTCTGCTGGATGGAGTGCTATAAAAGGTATATTTTCTGTGACGCTAAAATTTTTGGTTAACGTAGTAGCTGCTGGAATGAGTGCTATTGGAAACGAGATATCATCTAAAATTAATACAGCAAAAAGTGTCGCTATACTAGCATTTAATGCGATGAAAAACGGTATTTCAACAGCTATTAATGCTGCGAAAGAAGTCGTTTCTAGTGTAGTTAACCGTATAAAAAACATTCTTAATTCCCTTGCTAATATTAACTTAGGAGCAGCTGGTAGAGCTATAATGGATGGATTTTTAAATGGATTGACCTCAGCTTTTGAAAAAGTCAAAAATTTTGTCGGTGGTATCGCTGGATGGATTCAAGAGCATAAAGGGCCAATAAGTTACGATAGAACATTACTTATTCCAGCGGGTAGAGCTATAATGGGAGGTTTTAATAAATCTCTTACAGATAGCTTTGAACCAGTCAAGAAAAATGTTTCTAGTATGGCTAGTCGTATTTCTGAGGAGTTTCAAAACGGATTGAATAAACTTAAAGATATCAACATATCGGAAATTACGGAAGGTTTACAAAGTAGTTTTGACGTGACTCATTATGCAAGTTTTGGCGGACTAAATGACTCAGCAAGAAAATTAGAAGATGATAGATTTGTCGCATTGAAAGATGCGGTTTTAGCTATTAGAGATTTTGCTAATAGAGACGTTGTAGTGACTGTGAATGGTAAAGAATTAGCTCGAACAGCTGGAGACAACTTCACAGAATACCAAAAACAAAAAGAAATAATGAATAATAGAATGAAAGGTTTGATATAATTGGCAAATTTTAGTTATAAAGGCGTTGATTTATCGCCTTTTTTGAATTGTTTAAACATAGTGAGGACTATAGGTAATAATAGGTCTATTGCTACCAGAAAAATAAATGAATTAGGAGAAGCCATTCAATCGGTTAGTTTTGGAGCTAAAACTATTTTTGTTACTGTTAGTTTTAAAACTAAAGAAATCGGAGCAAGTAAATTTGTAGACACGACAGAACCGTCGACTTATAGTTACGAAAATTTAAATAAATTAAGAGAAAAAATAGCTGGTATTTTGCACAGTAAGACGACCTTTAAACTTACATTACCAGATGAGCCTGACAGATATTATATGGCTGTTCCAAAAGGTGATATTGACTTAAAGGAATATCTGATTGGTACGACGAAACGGTTATTGAGTTTTACATACCAGACGGCGTTGCACATTCGACTACTTACAAAAAGTTTTTAGATTACACGCGAGATGGAAATAAACTAACCTTTAAATTGCAAAACGAAGGTAACACAAATGCGTTGCCAATTATCAAAATAAAACACAACTCCGAAAACGGCTATATTGGTATTGCAAACGAAACAGGTGCTTTTGCGCTTGGATCATCAGAAGAAGAAGACGGGACTATCGTGCATCGTAACGAAGTCCTTTTTGATTACTCAAAAGCGATAGCACAAGCTTTAGACGGTGCGCCAAACGTCGCAAAACTTAATCACATGCCACCGACGTACGATACAGAGCTGAAACGCAAGCGCATTGATAATATTTTAGGTTCTGGCAAAGGCGGTGAATATGTTGTTATTGGAAATAGAGGCACCACACCGGGATACACAGAACATGTTGGGACTCGAACGTTTATTATCAATCCTGATTCAAACGGAGAATACACTCTCAATGAGCACCTGTGGTGGCAACAGATTTTTATTGCTACTGCGCAGGATCAGAAAGGTTTTTTAAAGCTTTGTGTAACGGGAATCGATGATGAAGGGAATGACGAGTTTTTGTATGGAATCGAAACCTACAAACGAAAAAATGGTTTTGAAACAGAATACAATTTTTTTGCTCTTGATGATGACGGTGTTGGTTGGAGATTTTATAAGCAGTTTGAATTTCAGGCAGATAGAAATTATCACAATCCTTTTTCGATGGATAGAAGCAGAGCTGTTGAGATTTTTAGAGAAGAAGATAAGTTTCGTATTTACTTTAACGGTGCGCATCATCATGCAACTGTTCCATCTCTTAAAGGAAAAAAATCTCGCAAGATACATCTTGCAATGGGGACATGTAGTGATAGCTCTAAATATATCAACTACAACCTGTTTGAAAAAGTCAATTTTGAAAAAATGGGAGTGTCTCATTACAACAATATCGTCAATAAATATCAACCAGGGGATGAGGTTATTATTAACTTTGAAAATGATACAGTCAAAACCAAAGAGCTTAATTCCTTACAGGACATGGTCTTAGGCTCTCAACCAATATCTATACCACCGGGAGAGTCAGAGTTGGTTATGCAGTTATCTAAATTTTCTCAGTCTGCACCAAATGTTGAAATTCTTATGAAAGAGAGGTGGTTGTAATAACTCTAGTAATACACGACGCAAAGTTACATCCAGTTTTGCTTTTAGACAATGAGAGACAAGGAGCACTTAATTATTATGATGATTTGTGGACTAGACAGCTCACAACTGGTTCGTCAGTCTTTGAGTTTTCAGTTTATAAAAAAACGCTGTTGGGTGACAATCCACTCAATCATAAGTATCAAGTGCTTAATGACCAAGCGTTCGTATCGTTTGTACATAATGATAAAGTACAACTCTTTAATATCATGCAAGTCGAGGAAACAGAGACAACAATACGTTGCTTTTGCGAAAATCTTAACTTAGAGTTACTCAACGAGTATTGCAACGCATATAAAGCGACTAAAGCGATGTCGTTTGAAGAGTACCTTGTGCAATTTGATATTTTAAACTGGGGTGCTTTGACAATTGGCACAAACGAAGTCAAGGACAAAAAACTCACTTTGGAATGGACTGGCCAAGATACTAAGTTAGCTCGTCTTTTGTCGATTGCTAATAATTTTGATGCAGAAATTGAGTTTGAAACGCAACTACACAATAATCACACTTTTAAAGCTTTTATCATAAACATCTATAAAGAGTATGAGGAAGGCAAGTCATACGGTGTTGGTCGTGACAGAAGTGACACTGTGCTTAGATACCAAAAAAACATTTCTGGTATTACTAAAAAGCTTGATAAACGTCAGATTTACAACGCAATACGCCCGTACGGTAAAAAGACCGTAAAAGGTGAGCGTGTTATCTCTAATCCTGTTACTCGTAAAGTCACTAAGACAGTTGGCTCTAACAAGACTTATTTAGGCGGTGACATTAAATATTATGGTCACACAATCAAAAAAGCTAATGTACAAGGGATTATAAATTATGCTGTACAATACAACATTTTGCCAAGTGGCATCATTACACAGCTTTATTTAGAGAGTTTCTGGGGTGATTCGACAGTTGGTAAACGTGACAACAATTGGGCAGGTATGAGTGGAGGAGCACAGACACGTCCTAGCGGAGTAAAAGTCACTACTGGTATGGCTCGTCCTGCAAACGAGGGCGGAACGTACATGCACTATGCAAGTGTAGATGACTTTTTAAAAGATTACACTTATCTTTTAGCAAAACAAGGGATTTATAATGTCGTCGGCAAAAAGAATATAGCAGACTATACAAAAGGGCTTTTTAGAGCTGGTGGAGCTAAATATGACTATGCAGCAGCAGGATATCAAAGCTACACAAATTTGATGACTAATATCCGAAATGGTATCAATAAAGTAACTGGAAATATCCTCAATACGATTGATAAGCTGTGGCAGACTCCTGTAAAGCCCATAACCGCCGTAAACGTCGCTAGAAGAGCCACTAAAACAATACAAGCTATTAATGAGGCTACTAAGCTGAAAGGGCGCAGAATCGGTTCTGGACAGTGTTATGCGCTATCTGGGTGGTATGCAAAAAAATTGGATGGCGCTTGGATTGACAGCTCGATTGGTGGTATTAGAGGTCGTATCGGAGGCGGTATGGCTGCTGCCTTAATCGGCACTGATTATAACTGGGGTGCATATGGGTGGAAGGTAGATAAATCACCTAACGCTGGAAACTTAAAAGCTGGTGGTATTTATAATGTACGAGCAAATCGAGGCGCTCCTTTTTATACCACAGGCTGGGGGCATACAGGTATTATCAAGAGTGTGTCTAAAACAAGAGTCACTGTCTTAGAGCAGAATTACGCTGGACGCATGTATGTCATGGAAAACTCGTATGAGATTAACGCTTTTGCTAGAGGATTGCAGACAGTATGTTATCCACGTGAAATAGCGCAAGGAATGGCTGTTAACGGTGCAACAACACAGCAAGTAAGCGGTGGAACACAGATATCGTACGAAGAAGTCGTACAAGAGGCTCAGACAGAATCATACGAAGAAGAACAAATCATCTATATTGACAACTCTATCTACAAAGAGTGGAAAGATGAAAACGGTAAAGTAGAGTACTATCTCAAAAATGGATTTTTGTACGCACCACTTTCAAGAGACCGCTATCCATCTGTTTTAACCGGTAATGAGACACGAGACAACTGGATACGAAAAGACATGGAAGTCGAGACTGATAGTCAAGAAGTCTTGATGTCAACAGGTCTAAAAGACTTAAAAGCACACGCATATCCAGCAATTACATACGAAGTTGATGGCTATGTTGACTTAGAACTTGGTGATGTTGTGCGGATACAGGACGACGGATACGAGCCACCGCTGATTTTGACAGCACGAGTAGTTGAGCAAGAAATATCCATAACAAATCCCAGCTCTAACAAAACTAAATTCAGCAATTTTGTCGAAAAAGAAAGTCAGTTAGCTTCTGATTTAATCAGTGATATGTTGCGTCTATACGATGAGTCAATTCCATACGAAATCAAACTAGCTACTTCGAATGGTGTCGCTTTTAAAAATGGCACTGGTGAATCTGTCCTAACTCCTAGCTTGCAAAAGAACGGGAAAGACTATGAAGCAGTTTATTTTTATAAAAATGGTGACTCGCTAATTGATATCGGACCATCGCTAATCGTTAAAGCAAGCGACTTTAACCACGTTTTAAATATAACAGTTGAGGCATATTTAAATGAGGAACTTGTAGCAAGCACACAAATATCATTTACAGACACTGAAGACGGTGCTGACGGGAAAGATGGCGCACCGGGACCACAAGGACCTCCCGGTGTAAACGGACTGCAAGGTCCAAAAGGTGACCAAGGCATTCAAGGTCCAGCTGGTGCTGACGGTAAAGCGACTTATACGCATATAGCATACGCCCTTGACGAGAACGGATCAACTGGCTTTAGTGTATCTGATAACGTTGGCAAAACGTACATAGGTATGTATGTTGATGATAATATCATAGACTCAAACGACCCTAAAAAGTACAAGTGGAATTTGATAAAAGGCGCAGATGGTGCTAGAGGTATCCAAGGTCCAGCTGGTGCTGACGGTAAGACACCTTACTGGCATGTAGCGTATGCAAACAGCTCAGATGGGACAGTTGACTTTAGCGTGTCTGATAGTGCAAACAAGCGCTACATTGGGCAATATACTGACTACGATGCAATAGATTCAAGTGACCCTAAAAAATACCGCTGGACTGACATGGTTGGGACGGTTGTCGTCGGGACAAACAATCTGATTGATGGTACAAAATCATTTTTTGGGACTGATTGGTTTACTTCTGCAACGCTAGAAGACGAGAACCTCTCTAATTGTCCTTTCACGCTTAAAAAATGGATTAGTGGGCAAAAAGTGTCGCATGCAAAAGATATCATGGTCGAGCAAGGTGTAACGTACACTTTTAGTGCTTATGTTAAACGTGAGGTAGCTGGGAATTTATATTTTTATCTTTATGATATAGCAGATGGTTTTATTACTAGCGATACCCCACGAGAGACAATTATAAAAAACGTTGACTCTAGTCTCAGACGTTTTGAAATCACTTTTACACCAACTAAGACAGGTAGGATTAGACCAAGGTTCGCGATGGTGTCATCGGAGCAAGGTAGTTTCAGCTCTGGTGGGTTTATGCTCGTTAGGGGAAATAAAACAGGCGACTGGCAGGAATCAGAAGCTGATAAAGCAAGTAATCTTGATTCAAAAGCTGACGAAGCGTTTACAGTTGAGCAACTAAATGCACTCGCTGAACGTGCTCGCATCGCAGAAGCTGAATTGCAATCTAAAGCAACGTTAGACACAGTCAACGACTGGGTTAAAGCATTGCAAGACGAAATCAAAGCACGAGAGGGAGGACAAAAGTTATCAGAACAAAAACTGATAGACTTTTCTAATCGCATGATAGCAGTACAGCAAACAATTGGGGAGATGCAGATACGCACTGATTTTGTTAATAAATTTATGAGTCAGTCAGAGGACGGTCTTGTAATCGGACAAAAAGATGGAACGTCAAGCGTTAGAGTTGATAACGATCGCATCAGTTTTTACTCAAGTGGTAAAGAAGTAGCATATATAGCTCAGAGTGTGCTTGTTATTGATAGCGGTATTTTTACAACTAAACTGCAAATTGGACGTTATCGTATTGAGCAATACGAACTAAACGCTGATATTAACGTCGTAAGATATGTCGGGTAGAAAGGAGGATAGATGACAACATATTATAGTAACTCTGACAAGAGTTATCGCTTAACTTATATTGTTGACGAGGTTTCAACGTCGGTTGCAGACAATAGTAGTCAAGTAAGGTTTAGGCTCTATTTGACTTCTGGCACTAACAGTTACGCTCAGTATAGTTTTGGTGGATATGCCTGGGTGGGTGCTAAATATGACTTTAACGCACCTTCCTCTATCGGTTTTAACGGCAATCAATTGTTGATTGATAAAACTATCAGAGTTCCACACGATTCAAATGGAGATAAAATAGTCGTTGTTGCTGCTAAATTGCTAGGTCCAGGTGGATACGCACCCGGAACGTTGACGATACCAGACCAACAATTTAAACTAACGAAGCTATCTCGTGCAAGTACTGTATCTGTATCTAGCGGCTATTTTGGAGATGCGCTAAATGTTAATATCAATCAAAGTTCAAGTGATTTTACACATGATGTAAGATACAACGTGAATGGTATCACTGGAGTTGTTGCTAGTGATATAAAAGGTTCAACAACTTTTAAAACAAGTTTAGATTGGGCTAATACGGTTCCAAATGCAACTAGCACACCTGGAACAATATACGTTGATACAAAATCTAACGGTTCTGTCATTGGGACGTCAACCGCTATTTTTTATCTGACTTTACCTGATAGTGTTAAACCAACAATAGCAAGTCTTGTTTTATCGGATACAAATCAAAAAGCATCTGCATTAGTAGGTGCTAATAATTTTGTGCAAATTGTATCCAATCCAATTGTCACTTTTAATGGTGCTGTAGGAGCATATGGGTCGACGATAGCTAGTTATTATGCGGAGGTGGTTGGCAAAAACCAATCCACGCAGCAAAATGGTGGTCCGCTCGGGATATTTAACTTTAGTGGCAAAGCAACTATTAAAGCTACAGTTACAGATAGTAGGGGCAGGGTGTCAGACCCTATTACCGCAGAAGTAAACGTCATTCCGTACTTCCCACCTGCGTTCAGTTTTACCGTAACCAGAGCAGGCGCTAAAAATGACAATTTGGTTGTTACTCGCAACGCTAAAATTGCACCTCTTATTGTTGATGGCGTACAAAAAAATAAGATGATGTTGACTTTTAAGACAGCGCCACTCAATACAACTAGCTTTACAGTTGATACTTCTAACGCTAGTGGGACATATACGTCAACCGCAGAACTTGTTAACTCAACAGCAACTTTGAGTGGCACGTATGGACCAGATAAATCGTTTGATGTTTACGGCTTGCTAAGTGATTTGTTTTCTGTTAGCGGTGGTGGAACGCCTGTAAAACAGACCGTATCAACAGAATCTTTTCCGCTAGCATGGCACAAAAATAGCGTTGGAATTGGTACACTACCTAAAATCGATGATTCAGGTTCTTTAAACGTCGCTGGGAATATCTACTCTGATGGCAAGCCAATCCAACAAAAACAACTTGCTTTAAATAATGGTGGCTCTTTTAGACATGATGACACTGACCTAAATAGCTTGCAAGACACAGGTTTTTATTGTGTATTTAGAGGTGCTAATAGACCTGTAGGGGCAGGTCCTGGGTACGTAACAGTTGTAAGACACCAGACGGCAAACTATGCTTATCAACAATTTTACGACCGTACAAATAAAACTATATTTACGCGGTTGCTGGAAAACGGTGCTTGGAGCACATGGAGTGAGTACGCTAAAAAAGATAGCTTGCCTACAACGATAGACTCAGGCTGGCAGTCAATCGGCAATGGTTTTAGTTATAGGCAGACAGGCAGTACAGTCACCGTTAAGTACAACTTTGCGACGAATGGCATAGATAAGTTGACGGTTGGCTCTATGCCTACGAATTTGATACCTAGCGACATGATGTTTGCAGTAACGGCTTGGACTATACAACTCAATGTTTTAAATGTTCAAGTGAGCGCAGACGGTCGTATTCTGTGGTTTAATCCGTCAAAATGGACTGTTAACGTAAAAGGTCAAATTCAGTGGACAATTTAAAGGAGGAAAACTATTGGAAATTTTAAACAAATATCCTGTAATGTTAGAAGATAAAAGCATTGCAAAAGTTAATGCAATTGTGGCAGTTGATTTACCTCACGTAAGAGGTAACTTAACTTTTGACTTACCAGTTGACTTTGATAATAAATCTTTTGCAGAAACACTTGAAAAGTGTGAGCAGATATTTTACGACGAAAAGTATAAAGATAAAGCTCAGTCTGAAAAAATGACTGAACTAAGTACATCAACATCAACAGGCACACAAACACTTATCAATCTGATAAGTACGCTTTACGCAAAAGAGGTTTTAAAAGATGAAGATCTTATTGCTATTGGTTAGAATTTTTTTACAGGAAGAAGGGATAGATATGATGATTAAATTATTTGCGATTGACTTATATTATGGACGTATGGCTTGGTCAAGTTTTGTTAAAAAGGGATTTTCAGAGTTTATTAATAACAAAACAAAAGAGCAACTTGCAATTATGTGCGATGAAGAATTACTTGCTGAAATTTTAGCAAGTTAGTGAGGTAGTCGGATGACAGTAGAACAAGCAGAAAGAATCGCTCAATCACAATTTGTGTGGGCTATTCTCTTTATCTTGCTTTTTATGATTGTGGTTGGTTATCTGGTGCGAACGTCTGATAAGCGTGAGAAAAAGCTAATGGATTTCCATGACCAATCAAAATCAGAATCTAACAAACGTGAAGAGTGGCTCAAAGGTCACTTAGATAAAAATACAGAACAGTTACAGGACATTTCTCAGACCATTGGTGTTGTCCAAAAGGAGATGTCTTATATGAGTGACCGCATTGGTCGTCTAGAAAAAGAGGAGAAATAAGATGAACGAATTTATAACACAAATCATTACAGTATCAGTACCAATTTTTGGTATCATCGCAGGTATTCTCACGCACAAAGTAAAAAAATTACTTATAAAAAAAGGTGGAGAAAAAGCTGTTAAAATTGCAGAAATTGTCGCTCGTAATGCTGTTGAGGCAGTTGAACAAATATCTGTGGAAGTTGGTATTAAGGGACAAGATAAGCTAACAGAAGCTAAAACAGCTGTTATTGATGGTTTATCGCAATATAATATCAGTTTAACAGAGACTCAGTTAGAAACATTTATCGAAGCTGCGGTTAAACGCATGAATGATGAGTGGAAGAAAGGTCAATAATATGGTAATTAATATTGAGCAAGCTATCGCATGGATGGCATCTAGAAAAGGTAAAGTTACTTACTCGATGGACTATCGAAATGGTCCTTCATCTTACGATTGCTCTAGCTCTGTCTATTTTGCTCTACGCTCAGCAGGCGCATCAGATAATGGCTGGGCAGTAAATACAGAATATGAGCACGATTGGTTGATAAAAAACGGTTATGTTCTTATTGCAGAAAATACTAATTGGAATGCGCAAAGAGGTGATATTTTTATTTGGGGTAAACGTGGGGCTTCGGCTGGAGCTTTTGGACATACTGGTATGTTTGTTGATCCAGACAATATTATTCACTGTAATTATGGTTATAACTCAATTACAGTGAATAACCATGATGAAATCTGGGGATATAATGGTCAACCTTATGTTTACGCTTATCGTTACGCTAGGAAACAGTCAAATGCTAAGGTTGATAATCAATCAGTTGTATCTAAATTTGAAAAAGAGTTAGACGTTAACACACCGCTAAGTAATTCAAATATGCCATATTACGAAGCAACAATTTCAGAAGATTATTACGTTGAGTCCAAGCCTGACGTCAATAGCACTGATAAGGAGTTGCTTGTTGCTGGTACTAGAGTTCGAGTTTACGAAAAAGTAAAAGGCTGGGCAAGGATAGGCGCTCCACAGTCTAATCAGTGGGTAGAAGATGCTTACTTAATTGATGCAACAGATATGTAAACCAACAGAGCGACATAAATGTCGGTAGCAAAAAATTATGGAGGTAAAACTCCTTAAGATAAGACAAATGCCCTCGCTTTGCGGGGGCTGTTTTTGTTATCAATAGTGAATGCAACAAAATTTTTTCAACAATATATTGTGCTAAAAATGTATTTTTATATATAATCATCCAATATGTTGTGGTTGCTTGAATTTATAAATTTCAAGACACGATTTTGTGGCTTGACATTATTTTTAAAAAAAGTATAATTATCTTAACAAGACAAACCCCCCATTCCTTTATAGGCAGATACGTTCTGATATGGGGCTTTTTTTATATCGTTAGGAGAGTTATGAAACAACCTTTAGCTTTGACATGGGAAGATCAAATTAGACTACTTGAAAAACGTGGATTAATTGTTAAAGCTGATGATGTAGAGAAAATCAAACATATCAGTTATTATAGAATTAAAGAATTTGCAAAACCACTTGAAATAAAGCAACAAGATGGTGAGGAGCAGGATATTTTATATGATAATATTGAGTTTGCAGAAGTTTTGGCAAGATATTATCAGGATAAAAACTTAAGAATCTATCTACTGCACGCTATTGAAAAAATTGAAGTGTCTATTAAAACAAAAATTTCTTTTGTTTTGGGGGATAGATATGGGGCGTTCGGATATTTAAATTTCTCTTCATGGGCTAATAGGAATAAGTTTACAAAATATGATATTGAAAAAAGACAATTTAGGATTAAAAAGAATTTATTGAATACTGTAAGAAAATCTCAACTAACTGAGTTACAAAAATCAATTAACCTTGATCTAGATGGATTCCCAACAGTGTGGCTTGCTATTGATTTATTGATGTTTGGTGACATCGTTTCAATCTTAACAATCATGAGTGAGAAGAACATTAAACAGATTTGTCAATATTACAGTTGTACACCAGAAGAACTTGTTTCGTGGCTTAAATGTTTGAATTTCATAAGAAATGTATGTGCTCATAATTCAAATGTACTGGATATTCAAATCACAACAAAGCCTAAACTTCGTTCAGAATGGAGAAATTATATTGATACAGTAATAATTAAACATAACGTGACTAAACCTTCTAATAAGTTATCCGTTATTATTGCTATTGTAGTCTATCTTGTAAATACTATTAATTCCAAATATCAATGGAGAAATATACAGTCTAGTTTGAAGGCTCTTTGTAAAGAAGATGACAGTAGGGCAAAGCTTTTAGGTTTTAAAGATTATGATTCTGTTAAAGCAATGATTAATGGGATAAAGTGTACTACTTTTACAAATTCAAAAAAATAGAAATTTTTAGCAAGAATCGCCTGATACTAGCTGTTCTTGCTTTTTTATTTGCTAAAGAAAGATATAGATGTTATAATTAATAAAAATAATAAGGAGACACATTATGTCACAAGAAAAACTAAAATCAAAAGTTGAACAAGCATCAGGTAGCCTAAAAGAAGGAGCTGGTAAGCTAACTGGCGATAAAGAGTTAGAGGCAAAAGGTTTTGTCGAAAAAACAATTGCTAAAGGTAAAGAACTAGCAGATGATGCTAAAGATGCTGTTGAAGAGGCAGTAGATGTTGTCAAAGAAAAACTGAAATAAATATTAACCGCTCTCTATTGAGGGCGGTTTTTTTGTGTGTCTAGAGTTTGCTTTCAATTAATTGTTTTAATTCTAATAAGTCTTCTTTTGTAGCATTTTTGTTAATAAAACTACGAGCAGTAGATCGTTTTGATAGATAGGTTCTATGTTCTCTATTGTTTTCTGCCCACTTTTTATTTGCTTTTTCTTGAGGTGTTAATTCTTTATCCATTTCAATCATCCTTGTTAATAAAGTAAAATACAACTAAACAAATTGCGAAAATAATCAAATATTTCATATTTGTCTTAGATATGATATACTATCAGTAGTGGCAAGGGGCTTGAGCCCCAAACTACTACTAGAACCTTATTTGAATCTCCGTGGCCGGTTTTTCTTTTTAGGTTCTTTTTTTATTGCTGTGATTATGCTTGCTATACCAACCAACAGAGTTCCGATTGAAGTAAGCAAATCAGCAATTTCTGATATTCTCATATCTTCCTCCTTTCTATATATAATTATAGTACATGTACTATATAAAGTCAATACTTTTTTTTAAAATATTTATCTTTTTGTCTATCAGAACAGAAAAATTTAAAATTGTCTATTTTTAGGATTTTTTATCGAATAGATAGATAGGAGGATAAAATATGTTATATATAGATGAGTTTAAAGAAGCGATTGATAAAGGCTATATTTCAGGGAACACAGTAGCGATAGTGCGTAAAAACGGAAAGATATTTGATTATGTGTTGCCGCACGAGGAAGTGAGAGATGATGAAGTTGTGACAGTTGAGAGTGTAGAAGAGGTGTTGAGGGAATTGAAGTGAAAGGGTGCAAAAAAGGGGCAAAATAGATTAAAAATGAAACTACATTGAACTTTTTACTATTATAAACAACCATTAAATCAACGCTTGGACTATTATGAACTATTGTGTACAATAGTAGTAGATTCCGGCAGGGGACATATTCATTGCATGTAAATAGCGGTTTAGAGCTATTTTGCCCCAAATTTCTCTGATTAAGTTTATCGTTCCTATCTTTTTGTTCTTGTAATTGATGTGCGTAAACTTCTAAAGTGATATTTAAATTCTCGTGATCTAAAACTTGAGAGATGGAAATTAGATAGCTTGCAAATGTATGCCTGAGAGAGTGCACTCGTACCTCGCGACCAGTTATTTTTCGGATAGTTTTATTGACTGCATTATTTGAAAGTTTGTCGAATAATCTGTCGTTTTTATTTTTTGTAAATTCATGCAAAAAAAATAATGTATCATTGTCAATTGGTATATTTCTGATACTACTTTTGTTTTTTGTTGGCAGGTATCTTTGGTTGAAATGATAATCCCAAGTTTTATTAATTGATAAATATTTGTTAGTGTAATCAATATCATTAACTGTTAAACCTAAACATTCAGCGAAGCGCATGCCAGTTTTAGCGATGAGGTATAACGCTGCATACGATTGATGTTGTGATTTTTCTTTACAAATTTTTATCAAGCGTAAGTATTCATTGGTTTCAAGAAATTTTATCTCTATTTACGCCCCTTATTTTTTGCTTTAACCTTAGTGAATAAACAAAAATTTTTTTCTATATATCCCTCGTGAACAGCCATGGATACGCAGGCTTTTACATGTATGTTAAAACGCTTTACTGTATCTTGCACATGCGTTTGACTATAATGATTTATGACTTGTTGATATTTAGTGGAAGTAATATTGCAAAGTAATATATTTCCTATTATATGTTTATACGATATTCGATATTCCCACCCGTTGTCGCGTTTACGGAAATACGCCATTGATATACTCCACATTAGCTAAAGAACAGGGTGTTCAAGGCTACCTTGATGGAAAAGGCTCTCTTAGAGATATTTGTAAATGGTATGATATCTCAAGTCGCTCTGTTCTCCAAAAGTGGATAAAACGGTATACTAGTGGTGAAGACTTGAAAGCCACTAGTAGAGGATATAGCCGTATGAAACAAGGAAGGCAAGCCACATTTGAAGAACGTGTAGAGATTGTTAACTACACCATTGCCCATGGGAAAGACTATCAAGCAGCTATTGAGAAGTTTGGTGTTTCCTACCAACAAATTTATTCTTGGGTGCGTAAGCTTGAGAAGAATGGCTCACAAGGTTTGGTTGATAGACGTGTGAAAGGGTTGGAGAGTAGGCCTGATTTAACCGAGATTGAGCAACTTTAACTCAAGATTAAACAATTGGAGGAACGTAATCGTCTCTTAGAAATCGAGGTTAGTTTACTAAAAAAGTTAGAAGACATCAAACGAGGAAACAGACGGTAAGACTAGGTAAGCATTTAGCGGAGTTCCAAGTAATCAAGAATTATTACGATGAGGAATCTAATGTGCCTATTCAGGCCTTATGCCAACTCTTGAAGGGGTCTCGTTCAGGCTATTACAAGTGGCTCAATCGTCAAAAAACAGATTTTGAGACAAAAAATACAAAGCTAATGGCTAAAATCAAGGAACTTCGTAGACTCTACAATGGTATCTTAGGTTATCGCCGTATGACAACATTTATTAATCGTCAACTTGGGACAACTTAAAACAAGAAACGGATTCGTTGATTGATGAACATTCTGGGGATTAGTTCAGTCATTCGTCGTGTTAGCCATGCTTGTACAAAAGCTGGTGACAGATTTTACGAAGAAAATATTCTTAATCGTGAATTTACAGCCACAGCTCATAACCAGAAATGGTGCACAGATGTCACCTATCTTCAATACGGTCTGGGAGCTAAAGCTTATCTCAGTGCGATTAAAGACCTGTATAACGGTTCTATTATCGCTTATGAGATTAGTCACAACAATGAAATCCACTTGTTATGAAGACCATTAAAAAGGGGCTAGAGCTCAATCCAGGAGCCACACCTATCATCCATAGCGATTGAGGTAGTCAATATACTTCCAAAGAATACCGTTATATCATACAACAAGCTGGTCTGACCTTATCCATGTCCCGGATTGGCAAATGTATTGATAATGCACCAACTGAAAGTTTCTTTGGGTTTTTCAAGACTGAGTCTTACCACCTTAAGAAATACAACTCTTATGATGAGTTGGTCAATGATGTGGCACGTTATATCGAATTCTACAACACACAACGTTATCAATCAAAATTAAACAACCTGACTCCTCTAGAATTCAGGAATCAGGTTGCATAACTTATCTTTTATTATTTGACTGTCTACTTGACAGGGAGCCGTTCAGATTGCTTAACCTTTCTAAATTTGCTAAAATAGCTACAAGAAAACGAGCCATTTAATGCTTATTTCTTATACTGTCTTGCCTCACGCTCTCCTCGACCAAAAATTGAGCGTGAGGCTTTTTGTTTCATTAAACGATGATATTTCCATATTCATCAGTTTGTTTTCCGAGAGCCATCAAAGCTTCGATAAGGTCGATAATTCCAGGAATAAAGGTAATACTAAAAATAATATATAAAAAAACCTGGCCTATTTTTCCTGCGTAAAATTTATGCGCTCCAATGCCGCCCAAAAGAACGTTAATAAAACATAAACTACTATGTTAGCATAAGACTTTATTTTTACAACTGAATTTCATATAAATGGATTAGAGTAAGGGATAAAAGAAATTAGCATAGCTCTTTTGAAAATAAAAAAATTAATATAATATGGAAAAAATTTTATTTCATAAACGTTTCATAAAAGGTATGTAATCTAGTATTTAGGCAACACTATTTTGTCACTGGTGTCTAGTAACTTATAGATTGATAATTTTACTAGTAAACGTAATTCTTCGCTTTAAGAGTTAAATGTCTATTTATTGTAAGCTAAATTGGGAGGTGAACTTATGTAAAATTAGATAGGTACTGTCAAGTACGGGATGATTATTGAAACAGCCAGTATGCATCATAAAATCTGTATTGCTTAATAACTATTTCCTTAACCAGACATCAGTTCATTGTTTATCATCGCTACCCTAAGTCTAGTTTTTTCAATAGAGCATTAGGTAGTTTTTGATAATAAAACTATATAAACATGAGAATTAGATTTCGTATTGCATTCTTCATAATGAGTTATTTGAGATTTTCCTTTGAATAAATAGATACGAAATTCAGTAACTTCATATATAAACGGCTCTATCATTGAGATAGTTTGTCAAATGAAGAAATTTTTAATGGAAATAGTTTTAAAAACATTAGTTGTAGGCGATGTAAAAATATTAATCCAGTGGATGCAATAGTTGCGGAGTAAAAATAGAGAGGAGTAATTAGGAAGTGATAAAAAATGCTATAGCATATATTACCAGAAAAAAAAATAGAACACTTATTATATTTGCTATTTTAACAATTGTTCTTTCTTGCTTGTATTCATGTTTAACAATAATGAAATCAAGTAATGAAATAGAAAAGGCTTTATATGAAAGTTCTAATTCTTCAATATCAATTACAAAAAAAGATGGTAAATATTTTAATATTAATCAATTTAAGAATATTGAAAAAATAAAAGAGGTTGAAGAAAAAATATTTCAATATGATGGATTAGCAAAATTGAAAGATCTTAAAGTAGTTAGTGGTGAGCAAAGTATAAATAGAGAAGATTTATCTGACGAATTTAAAAATGTTGTTTCACTAGAAGCTACAAGTAATACTAAAAGAAATCTTTTATTTAGTAGTGGAGTATTTAGTTTTAAAGAAGGAAAAAATATAGAAGAAAATGATAAGAATTCAATTCTTGTTCATGAAGAATTTGCTAAACAAAACAAACTAAAATTGGGTGATGAAATTGATCTTGAATTACTAGATACGGAAAAAAGTGGAAAAATAAAAAGTCATAAATTTAAAATTATAGGAATCTTTTCTGGTAAAAAACAGGAAACATATACAGGATTATCATCTGATTTTAGCGAAAATATGGTTTTTGTAGATTATTCAACTAGCCAAGAAATATTAAATAAATCAGAGAATAATAGAATTGCAAATAAAATTTTAATGTATTCTGGTAGTTTAGAATCTACAGAGCTTGCCTTAAACAAATTGAAAGACTTTAAAATTGATAAGTCAAAGTATTCTATTAAGAAAGATAATAAAGCATTCGAAGAGTCTTTAGAGTCAGTGAGTGGAATAAAACATATAATTAAAATAATGACTTATTCGATTATGTTAGGTGGAATAGTTGTTCTTTCATTAATCTTGATTCTATGGTTAAGAGAAAGAATTTATGAAATAGGTATATTTTTATCTATTGGAACAACTAAGATACAAATTATAAGGCAATTTATATTTGAGTTAATATTCATATCAATACCAAGTATAATATCCTCCTTATTTTTAGGGAATCTACTATTAAAAGTAATTGTAGAAGGATTTATTAACTCAGAGAACTCAATGATTTTCGGTGGAAGTTTAATAAATAAAAGCAGTTTTATGTTAAACATAACAACACTTGCAGAAAGTTATTTAATATTAATAAGTATTATTGTTTTATCAGTTGTAATGGCCTCTTCATTAATATTATTTAAGAAACCACAAGAAATATTATCAAAAATAAGTTAGGAGCAAATAATGGATATATTAGAAATAAAGAATGTAAATTACAGTTACGCAAATTCTAAAGAAAAAGTTTTGTCAGGAGTAAATCAAAAATTTGAACTTGGAAAGTTTTATGCGATAGTAGGGAAGTCAGGAACAGGAAAATCCACACTTCTTTCCTTACTTGCAGGACTTGATAAAGTTCAAACAGGAAAAATCTTGTTTAAGAATGAAGATATAGAAAAGAAAGGATATAGTAATCACAGAAAAAATAATATATCTTTGGTATTTCAAAATTATAATTTAATAGATTATTTATCGCCGATTGAAAATATTAGACTAGTAAATAAATCAGTAGATGAGAGTATCTTGTTCGAATTAGGTTTAGATAAAAAACAAATAAAAAGAAATGTTATGAAATTATCTGGTGGTCAGCAACAAAGGGTAGCTATTGCTAGGGCACTGGTATCAGATGCCCCAATAATACTAGCTGATGAGCCTACCGGTAACCTAGACAGTGTTACTGCTGGAGAAATAATTAATATATTAAAGGAATTAGCTCAAGATAGAAATAAATGTGTAATAGTTGTAACACATAGTAAGGAAGTAGCAGATTCTGCGGATATCATTTTAGAACTAAGTGGTAAAAAGTTGAAAAAAGTAAATAAAATGAATTTGGAGGTTGAATAATGATAAAAAATGCATTTGCTTATGTAACTAGAAAAAGCTTAAAATCATTAATTATTATATTAGTTATTCTATCAATGGCAACTTTAAGCATCATTAGTTTATCTATTAAAGATGCCACAGATAGAGCTTCTAAGGAAACATTTGCTAATATAACAAACAGTTTTTCTATGGAAATAAATAGACAAGTAAATCCAGGAACACCTAGGGGTGGAGGAAATGTAAAAGGTGAAGATATTAAAAAGATATCTCAAACAAACAGTATAGACTCCTATGTAAAAAGAATAAACAGCGTCGCAGACCTAGTTGATCATGATATAATTGAAACTCAAGATACACTTGCAAATCAATCACCTGAAAGAGCAAAGAATTTTAAGAGAACAGTTATGTTAACAGGGGTTAATGACTCAGCAAAAGAAACAAAATTTGTATCAGAAGCATATAAGTTAGTAGAAGGAAAGCATTTAGAAAATAAAGATAAAAATAAAATTTTAATGCATAAAGATTTGGCAAAAAAAAACAATCTCAAAGTTGGAGATAAAATAAAAATAAAATCTAATTTGTTTGATGCTGACAATGAAAAAGTTGCAAATGAAACTGTAGAAGTAGAAATTAAAGGTTTATTTGATGGTCATAATAGCGGTGGGGTAAGTGCAGCACAAGAACTATACGAAAATACACTAATCACTGACGTTCATTCAGCTGCTAAAGTTTATGGTAATACAGAAGATACAGCCGTATACCAAGATGCAACATTCTTTGTAAAAGGTGATAAGAATCTTGATAGTGTAATAAAAGATCTTGGGAAACTAGATATAAATTGGAGAGAATATAATTTGATTAAAAGTTCATCAAATTATCCTGCGCTGCAACAATCTATATCCGGTATCTATTCTATTTCAAACAAATTATTTGTTGGCTCATTAATATTTGCAGGAGTTGTAGTTTCATTATTACTTTTCTTATGGATGAATGCCAGAAAGAAAGAAATAGCAGTATTACTATCATTAGGTATATCTAAATTAGAAATTTTTGGTCAATTTATAATCGAGATGGTATTTATATCCATTCCCGCACTTCTTGGATCTTATTTCTTAGCTCAATATACAGCTGATAAGCTAGGGAATAATATATTGAATAAAGTTACTGGCGATATAGCTAAACAAATAGCTAGACAATCTGCATCTAGTCAATTAGGCGGGGGGGCAGAAGCTGAAGGATTCAACAAGACTCTTTCAGGTTTAGATATAAATGTATTACCTAAATTCATAATTTATGTAGTTATATTTATGAGTTTTGTACTTCTTGTATCATTGATTCTTTCTTCAATTTATACATTAAGAAAGAATCCAAAAGAGTTATTAATTGATAATAATTAAAATTTTCGGTGATTTATATCACCGAATGTTTTTTGACTTATAAAAATCAAATAATATACTGTATAATATTATGTATAGATTTAAATGGAGGTATCTATGAAAATATTAACTGTTGAAGATGATAAGTTGATAAGAGAGGGAATAAGTGAATACCTTTCAGAATTTGGATATACTGTTATTCAGGCTAAAGATGGAAGGGAAGCCTTGTCAAAATTTAATAGTGATATAAACTTGGTTATCTTAGACATTCAGATACCTTTTATAAATGGATTAGAAGTGTTGAAAGAAATTAGAAAGAAAAGCAATTTACCAATTCTAATTTTGACTGCATTTAGTGATGAAGAATATAAAATTGATGCATTTACTAATTTAGTAGATGGATATGTAGAAAAACCATTTTCATTGCCTGTTTTAAAGGCTAGAATAGATTCTTTAATTAAGAAGAATTTTGGACATTTAGAGAAGTTTGAATATAAGAATCTTTCGGTAAATTTTAATAGTTATACAGCTAAAATAAATGATGAAAAAATAGATGTAAATGCAAAAGAACTCGAAATACTAAAATGTTTATTGGATAATGATGGACAAGTTTTAACAAGAATGCAAATTATTGATTATGTCTGGAAGGATAGCGAAGAGATCCCTTATGATCGAGTAGTAGATGTATATATAAAAGAACTTAGAAAAAAATTACAATTAGACTGTATAACTACTATAAGAAATGTAGGATATAAATTGGAGAGAAAATGAAGAAATTAAAAATATTCCCAAAAATGTTCATACAAATATTTTCTATTCTTGGAATACTAATTATATTAGTTCATTCATTATTCTTTTTTATCTTTCCTAAAACATATTTGGAGACGAGGAAAGTAAAAATCCACATTATGGCAGATGAAATTTCTAAAAATATGAATGGAAAAGAGTTAAAATATTTAGACCAAACTTTGGAGCTTTATTCTAAAAGTAGTGACATAAAGGTATTTATAAAAAAAAATAATAACAAAAATGAATTACAAATAAATGATAATATAAATGTTAATGTAAAAAGTGATAGTAATTCTTTAATAATTGAAGAAAGGGAAATTAAACTTCATGATGGCAAAAAAATACATCTTCAATTTGTTTCAACAGCTGATATGCAAAAAGACGCGAAAGACTTGAGCCTTAAGTTTTTACCATATTCTTTATCGATATCATTTCTTTTTTCCATTGTTATTTCTTTAATTTATGCTAAATCTATAAAAAACAATATACAAGAAATAACTATGGTTACTGATAAAATGATAAAACTTGACAAAGAAACAAGATTGAAAATTAGTTCTAATGATGAAATTGGACAACTAAAACAGCAAATCAATGACTTATATTGTGCTTTATTGAATACAATTAATGATTTGGAATTTAAAAATAAGGAAATTTTAAAGTTAGAAAAATTGAAATATGATTTTTTTAAGGGGGCGTCCCACGAACTTAAAACTCCTCTTTCCAGCCTAAAGATATTACTTGAGAATATGAAATATAATATCGGAAAATATAAAGATAGAGACTTTTATATCAGTGAGTGTATTAATATTGTAGATAACTTAACAAAGAATGTCTCGCAAATATTATCTTTTTATTCTATAAAAGACTTGAATAATGATGAAGAATATTTAAATGTTGGTGATACATTAGATGAAGTATTAGAAAAATACTCTATCTTAGTAAATCAAAAAAAAATAAATATTAATAAGGAATTATTAGACTATAATATTTATATAGGAAAAACGGCACTAAATATTGTATTTTCTAATTTGATTAGCAATGCAGTAAAATATACTAATCGAAATGGAATAATTAATATCAAAATAGCTAATGATTGGTTACTTATAGAAAACTCATATGATAAAAATAAAATTTCGAAAATAAATAAAATTTTAGATGCTAGTTTTGATCTAAAATTGGATAATAGTAATGGATTAGGATTAAATATAGTAAAGAATATACTTAATAAGTATAATATAAAGTATGAAATATTACATGGTGAAAATTATTTTATATTTAAAATAAAAATAATCTCTTGAGTAATAATCATACTATTGGACTAATGTCAAATAAGTAGACAGAAAACCGTGTTATTTTATTGCGTTAAAATAATTTTCTTCTTTCTGATTAGGGGTTAGTCCTAGATTAGCCGTAT